CGAGTGAGACAATCCGGCCGGAGAAGTTGGCCAGGGCAATGGGCCGAGAGGTGACGGAGGGCGTCACACCGCACCTGCTCACTGTTGCGCTAAAGGCGCTGGGGCTTGACTTCGCTGTCTATGAGCTAGACGTCACCACTGGGAGGCGAGTGGTTAAGATGTCCAAGCTACATGGGGAGCAGAAGGAAGGGGTCTGTTGGGTCCCAGCGGATGATAGCGGGCAGTGGGCGCCGCATTGGCTCCCAGTGAAGGGGGTCAAAGAGGTGGGATGCAGGCTCACGGATGAAATGAGCCAACTGCTCAGAGAGCACTATCCGGACACTGTAAGCAATGATATTTGGACACCACCAAAGCGTCCGGACGCGGCTGGCGAGCCGCAACCGCCCCACGGGGCCAACGTGCCAGCAGTGGCACCCCCAGCCGTTGAGCTGGCGCCTGCCCAAGAGCAGGCAGCACCACAGGTAGTGGCTGAACCAGTCGAGCAAAGGCTTGCTCTCCCTGTTCTCTCCATCACCTGTGGCTCTGAACCACCACAAGGGATTGCACGACTCTGTGGTGATGAGCCGATTCGGGCGCAAGAGTGCGAGCCGGAGGGCGACTGGGAACTGGTAGGAGAAGTGAGGGTACCAGCGGAGTTGCGGTATTGTGTCTGTCAGGGCACACAGCCGTGGCGAGAGCCAGTCAGGGCCGATCGAGTGCTGCCGAGCCCAACCCAGGCTGAACCCGTGTATCCATTGTGGGTTGACGACTTGTACTGTGGCTTTGAAGAGTTTGAGCCAGGACGGTATGAGTCTGTCCAAGCGATGGACCCAACACCGTTAGGGTGGGTGGCTGTGTTGCGAAACTTGCGGTCAGGTGAGCGCCGGGAGTGGCGGAACCTGATGGCAGGGTTTCGGGCCGAGTTGGCCGAGATAAAGCGCAGCACACAGCCGATTTACCTTTACGGTGTCGGGCGGGACGCTCCGCCCATCCCAGAGGATGTGGCAAACTCAGGGCGCTGGTGGTTTAACCGCTGGCCAGTGCCAAGATGGTACGGTGGGAAGACGAGTGAGGGACCGCACTACACTACGCAGGAGGGACCGACTTGGGACCTTTTTGGTCGACCATTCATGTCCGTGCGAAGTGGGTTCTACGCACCGCTGTACCTTTTTGAGATGCCGCAAACCTGGTGGGAGCGTTTCAGTGCCTGGTGTGAGGGCAGGGAGTTGAAGGTCATGGTCGAGCTCAGGGATGAGCTGATCAAGGGCATGCGCATAGATGAGCGTTGTGAGTTCTATGTGCAATGTCGAGGGGCCCACCCCCTAGATGACCTAATGCTCCGTGGTGGCTGTCTGGCACCCCGTTTTGCTGATAAGATCGTTTGTGAGGGAGGAAACTTTCTTTTGAAGCATGACAGGTTTGTCATGATGGCCGATGGGCGGAAGTACCAGGTGCTTCGCGCCCAGGCGGAGGGTGATCCTGCAATGCGCAGGGCGTTAAGATGGTTCCACAATTGTGGGTTGAAAGCCATCAGGGTCGCGAGGACCCCGGAGTCGACGGCCGTTGGACTGGGGCCGGAGGCGCTGGGAACGCTGCCCGACTCGAATGCGCGCACGAGGTTCCTTAAGACTGTTGTTCGACAGCAGTTGCCAGAGGACCTGGTTGGGCCATTCAATGACGCCTGCACGGCGATCCTTGCGACGAAGGAGCCTGCAGATCACCCGGTGCTCGATGCCGCACGTGAGATGATCAGTGTGGATAGAGCGATGAAGCAGGCCTGTGGTGAGCGCAGGCTTGACTTCACCCAGCCCTGCTAGGAACGCCAGGCTCGGCACTGCACATGCTGCGACAAACCTCCACCTCCGGTGGCGTACAGGTGGCGCAACCGGCAGTGTGAGCGGTGCGGGCTTTGGCTACGCAGGTATGGGTATGTGACCTATTCGGGGTACCAGGTTCAACAGAACATGGTTGTTCCTACTTGCCACCCCGGGCAGGTTCGTGTTATGGCAGAGCAATATCCGCCATCAAAGAGCAAGTGGGAGACCGTCGAGGTGGAACCGGGCCAAATTCGGATCGACTGGAAGCATACGTTGATCGATAAGCCCGGCTTCTCCGACAGAGCTAAGCCTAAGAGTGATTTCTGCAAGGAAGACCTGGAGCGCCTTAATTGGCCAGCAGCGTTGACCTTCACTCATGGGCTCGGAGGCATTGCCTGTTCTGGAGCTCGCCCTATGGTGAGCGCGAAGACTGGCTACGTTTCCGGGAAAGCACTGTTGGGGAGGATCTACCGTAGACCAGCCCCGAAACCCTGGGGTGGTACTGGTCCTCAGGCCGGTATTTGGGAGAAGGCTTGGAGTTTTGTCGACGAGCTTCTTCCGGGTTTTGAGGGAAGCAGACTTGGGGACGCGGAGTGGTTGGCTTCGATGCCTTCAAAGAGGCAGAAGCCTCTCAAGCGTGGTTTTGAGGACTTGGACAGGTATGGGTTCAATCCTCGCACGCATGGGAGGTTTCAGGCCTTCGTGAAGACGGAGCTGTTGCCGGGTTTTGACAAGGACAAAGAGGGTCTCACCCCAATGAAAGAGATGTTGGATCGTCTCATTCAGGGACCCCATGACGTTGCACATTGTATTGTTGGCCCGTGGGTCAAGCCGATGGTCAAGAAGCTGAAGAAGTTGTGGCATGATGAGAATGTCATCTTCTATGGAAGCTCAAGTCCAGAGGCCCTCCACAAATGGCTTCAGAGTCTTATCTCTGATGGTCAACGACAGTACTTTTGGTGTGATTTCAAGATGTTCGACAACACCCACTCCGTAGACTCCTGGACATTCATGGAAAAGCTTTACCGACGCTGGGGCGTGGATGAGGCGCGATTCTGGGATGTCATGGAAGCTTGGCGCGCACCTCGTGGGCGGTGCGGCCCCTTCAAATACCAGGCGAATGTGATGAATGCTAGTGGTCGGGACGATACCGCTTTGGCCAATGGAGTGTTGAATGGCATTGCGATGTTTCTCTCAATCACTGCTGCCTGGAATCGCGTGGACGTGAAGGACGTCACGTTGGAAATGGTTCGACATGCGAGGACCTTCTTGAAGTTGAGTGTTTGTGGGGATGACTCACTCGGTTCATTGCCAATGGTTTCTGAGGAGCGGATGGCTGAACTGAGGAGGGACATCTCCTATGGAATTTCCCAGTTTGGGTTTGAGGCTAAGCTGTTCAGTAGTGAGAAGCTTTATGACTCTGTGTACCTGGGAATGCGTCCCTATCCCACCTCCAAAGGGTGGTTTTGGGGCAAGACCATTGGACGCTCGACGTATAAGATGGGGTGGGCCCTGCTGAAGAACGACATGGATCTAGCCGCTCACATCACGGGAGTGGCCGATATGCATGTGCTGTGCTCCTCACATGTGCCAGTCTTGGCCGACCTGGCACAAGCAATTGTGAGGTGTAGGGTGGGATGCAAGCGCACACCGGTAGCGCTCGATCCAGACCGGCCGTGGGAGTGGACGTTTAAGGGAGGTGTGGATTATGATGATCTCACACTCCAGGCTGTCGCTGACATGTACACAGTTAAGAAACAGCCGGGATATCCCAGAGACCCAGAACACTCCGTTGTCACTGTTAGTGACGTGAAGTCCCTCATTTCTGAAATCCAGAAGATCAAGAGGATCCCGTGTGTCGTAGATCATTGGTTGTGGCGGCACATAATCTGGGTGGATGATCTGTGATTGTGTGGTGTGGCTCCTGGGTGATTACTCATTCAGGCCCAAGCAATGCAAGGTGCTCTATCATCATATCCTGTCGCGCTTACCGGAGCAACTCTGACAGAGACTGCAAGGACGATTGCACTTCCTGGTGCACATCAACCGCATCGTCTGCCAACGTTTCCGGCTCTTGAGCGGACGTCTGTGATAAACCTTAATGCAACCACGACGTATAATATGAGTGCGTCAGTGACTTCCGCCAGGGCGATCCTGTTTAAGCAAGCTGTGTATCCTTTCTGGACTGAACAGCAAACTACTGCAGGGTTTCAACCCACCTGGTGGGCGGTACATGATTTGGGTTCGCTGCTGGGTGCAGCCTTCCTAGCAAACGCCACTGTTCCCATTCCCAACTGCTTTACTGTGGCAGGGACTGGAAACAATGTTGCCACTGTGGCCACGGCCAATGTTGCCATAACGGCAGCAAGCCCTGTTCCCACTGGCTACTCATTGCTGGGGATGTCTGACCAGATTGGCGCGCCTTATCTGTATGTGCCGAAAGGCTTCACGATTTTTGCGATTGTCGACAATTCCGCTACTGCTGCTGCAGGGAGCATTTCTTTGGATCTTGAAGTAGTTGGTGAGCGTGGTCTCGCACAGAACGAATCAAGGTTACAGAATGTCACCCTTGGTGCAGCGACCAATACCTGGTCCGGGACCTATGGGGCTTTGGCCTCAGGTTGGTTCCGACCTGTGTTGATTGGTTTAGCTGGCGGTGCTGGCCCTGTGGCTACCTCCAAGCTGATGTTGATTGTTGCTCCGGCAGGTGCTTTTACTGGCGCAACCAAGACCTACACTGGCGGTGCTGCTTCAACAGTGGCTTTGTTGCCTCCTGTTATAGCTCCAGGTCTTGCGGCATCAGCTGTACCATTTTGCAATTCTCGTGTTACAGCCGCGTCTGTACTCATGACCAATGTGACGAAGGCCCTGAACAAGGAGGGTACAGTTACAGCCGGTCGGATTAACCAAAAGACATCGAATCTCTTCGATTTTGATGGAACAAGCTTTGATCAGCTACATCCGTCGGAGAAGTATTTCTATGGTCTTGAGAAAGGTTTCTACTCGTATCTCCCGCTCACCACGGATCCAACTGAGTTTTCGGACTTTCAGTATTCCTCCTGGCCGACGGGTTTGGCGGGTGGTTCTCCCACCTTTCTCCCGGTTTTCAATCTCGCCGTCGACGCTTTCCCACACTGTGTCTACCTTTCTGACCCTGATGGCGGTACCTCCCTCGCCATTAGTGTGGATTGGCACCTCGAGTTCCGTAACACCTCTGTGCTTTGGCCTATTGGTGTGTCTGCGATGTCTCTTGAGATGTTGCATTCTGCGCAGCTCGCTTTGCTCAATGCAGGCTTCTTCTTTGATAATGTTGATCATAAGAATGTCCTTGATTGGGTGACTAAGGGTGTCAAGGCGCTCAAACCTTTCTCTTCACTACACCCTGTTCTTGGTGTTGGTGTTCACTATGCTGACAAGATCATGAGTGCGATAAACCCGCCGGTCGCTCCAACTGCGTTAGAGTTTGGTCCACCGCGCAGGCCTAAAGCACCCAAGGCTGACAACATGAGTGAGAGGAGTGAGAAGCCGAGGAAAGACAAGCCTAAGCCTACAATGGCTCCGTCGAAGAAGAAGGACAAGAAGTCCGAGGGTAAGAGAGCCCGTGCATGAGCTGCTGAAGAAAGCTGATGAGAGCTGTGGTGCGCTCGAAAGTCACTCAGAAAGCCATGCCTGCCCAACG